GTGGAGATATAAGAACGACTGGTGGATTTGTAAATGTATATCCTGCACCGGCATTAGTAACTGTTATTGAAGTAACGGCAGTTCCGGTGATTGATGCAGATGCTGTTGCTCTTGTATCCGATCCAAATCCAACACTATTGGCAATGGATACCAGAGGAGTTGCTGTGTATCCAAGACCACTATTTGTAACTGATATTGAGAGAACAGTTCCAAACCCAGAAATCACAGCCGTGGCAGCTGCCGCAATTTTACTTCCTTGTTCAAATATATCAATTATCTGCTTCGCATCTTCAAGAGATTCATTATAAGAATCAAAAAATGGAAGAACATTGTCAACCCAAATCTCAGTTGAACCAAGACCAACAGGTTTGATAATATGAGTTTCTGGGAAGATATTTGCTTCATAGAGGATTCTATCTTTGGTAACTGGTTGCCCATCAAAGAAAAGATCCTCTTGTTGTTTGCACCATATCATTGGTCTTTGAATGGTAATATCTGTTGTAAGACCAACACCAGAGTATAGATTTGTATTGAATCTGTCGGAGGTATTAATACCAGTTACAAATCTGGATTCTTGTTCAAATGCGAATGAATTTAAATCATCGCCAGAAGTAATTCTAACTGTATCTCCAACCTTTATAGTTTCAATAATATCTTTACTGACAACATCAATATCACCAGTTCCTTTATAGAAAAGAATAGAACATGTATCGCCAACTTTTGGTGCCTCAGTGAAAGTAATATTTGATCCACCAGCGAACTGATATGCAATACCAGGTTCTTGTAATACATTGTTAAAGAAAACAAGAATTGTTTGTTCGATATCAATTAATGATCCTCTTGCTGCTCTGATTGAAACAGAAACTTCTTCTTTTTTGAGAGTAAATACCTTGGTTTCTCCATCAAAGAAAGGATCTAACTTATCAAGTACATCAAGATCACCAAATCTCCATCCAGTAAACTTATCAGAATCAACTCTATCAATATTGATCCTAAATTCGCTGAATCCCGCCCCAACAGTTGAATCAGTTGGGATACCAGTTATACCACCTGATGGGATTGTGAGGATTTCTCCATCTTTATATCCATATCCACTGTTGATGATTTCAAAGTTTGTGACACTTGAACCAAGTGAAACTTGAATATCGACATAAGCATTTGTTCCAATTTGAGTTCCAGGAGAATCTGGATGATAAATCAGAGGAATGCGAGTATATGGAGTTGGGTTATCAAATACAACAATAGGTGGATTGCTAAACGTATATCCAGTTCCTGGATTAGTAATCGATACTCCAACAACATTTCCGTTAGAAATAGTTGCGGTTCCAATCGAAACTACATCAACTGTATCAAGATCAGTAGTTCTCAGACCAACATTGTAAGTAAGTTCCTGAACAATGCCGTTTAAAGTTGCGATACCAGACCTATATCCAGAACCACTATTTCCAATACTAATAGAGGTTACTGTTCCAAATCCAGAAATATTAGCCGTACCACCAGCAGCAACTAAAGGTTGGTATCCAAAACCTTGTGTTGATCCAACAGAAACTATAACACCACCAACAGGAACTGATCCCGTATTGACATCATTACTTACGGAAGCACCAAAACCACTGAATACAATTGATGTAATTCCAGCATTCTCAGTAAACGCAAAATCATTAATTCTGGATCCTTGAGAGGGAATCTGAGCGATATCATTTATTAGAATGAAAGCATGGTTTGTGCTAAATCCAGAGACATTTGCTTCATCTTGTTTGATCGCAAATGTTTTTCCGACACCAGTTAGTTGTGGAGAAATCGAATCAAAAAGATAGTTCGTTGCATAAGTATGAGTACTTGATCCAACAACACCATTTCTGAGGAAAGTTCTTCCTTGGAAAGTTGATGATGTTTGAATACCAGTCCAATCAATCTCATCTGGATCAGTTGCATCTTCTGGTGGTTGAATACCATTTGGTGCAGTATAGAAATTAATAGTATTACCAACAATATTATACGAACCTTCATATTTTTCAACTAATGCCCCACTTGGATGAGTAGAAAGTCCAGTGCCCATCCACGCTCTCTTTACAAGGAGAGCGTTAGTGCTACCAAATCCAACTTGATCAACTCGCATAAACTCATCTTCAACCTTTAACAAGTCACCACCAAAGAATGAAGAAACTCCAGAAAGTCTTATAAACTGACCACCAAAACTCATATCCTCGATAAGAGTATGTTCAATGTTTCCTGGAATTACAGGATCTTGAATATTATTATCAAGTGCGATTATGCATTTGGTATTTTGATCCTGAGCAGTAAATGTATGAGAAGTTCCAATACCAACTGTTGTTAGGTCAAGATAGTTTCCTGATGCAGATGCTAGAGCATCTTCAGGAGTTGCTGCGAGACGAATTGATTTATCATCTATTTTAATAGCATAGACATAATCTGGAAGTTTATCCGTAGATCCATATCCAGAAATAGTTGTAGTAGCAATTCCAATAGCAGAGGTATTACCAGTTCCAGTTGGATTATATGTCAATCTCTCTCCAGAAGTGAAGAAGTGATTTGGTAAAACAACCAAATCATTATTTGTATCGACAATCAATGAATCACTGGCATCAAATGATTTAACAAATATTGGATCACCACCATGAAAAAGACCAAATGCTCTTCTGACATCTGCTTGAGTATTTGTATAGGTTCCCTCAATACCTTCAATTCTAGTATCCTGGATGTCAATATAATTGATTTGTTCCGCACCACCTTTAACATGAGCGGCTGAAGTTACAAATGTTTTTGCGATTACATTTGTAGATACTGGTGGTGTGTAAACAACATTATATTTTCCGCCAACGGAGTTACTGCCAATAGTTCCAATTCCTGTATTTAAATTATCGCTATCATCATCGACAGAACCAAATAAAGTTTGATACGTAATGCCATCAGTGTCAGATAAGAAAATACCTTCAACTAACTCATATCGGTCATTGGTAACATCATGAAGATGAATAATAACATAAGCACCGTCCTCATCAACAGTTGTATTATTTCCAAAATTAGCGATTGTGGTAATACCAGGAGAACCAGAAGATGGCACATTAGTATATTGTGCTCGTAAATCTCCATTAGTAAGTGAGCTTGTTGCAACTCCTACTGTTGAAACTCCACTTAGGAAAGATGTTTTAAGAATATTAAAAGTAACTGCTGCTCCGACATAATCAGATGAAGGAGTAAAGTTGATATAAAGAACTCCACCACTAATGTTTGATCCGAATGTGCCAATATTTGGGGATGAGGTGATGTTTAAGTCAGCATCTCCAATGTTTCCATATTCAACACCATAGACTTCATTATTATTATGAAGAATATTTAAATCAACAACCTCATGTGTATGATTAGTGTCCATCTGAATCATGAACTTATGTGAGGCATCAAAGGACGCAGTTGGGAAACCAACAATATTAACCGCAGTGGAACCTGCTGATATTTGACAACCTCTTGCACTTATCTCAACGATATCTCCAATAGTTGTAACTCCAACGAGAGTTGAAAGACCAACAGCAGAGTGAGTATCTCTATCGATATTATAAACTAACCCATGAATGTCATAGTTATTTGTATCATATTTTTGTGGGTAGAATAAAAGTTGACCTTCACTTCCAAGAGCTTGGAAATCAAAATATCCATTAAGATCAGATGGTCCATTAACGATTGCATATTCTTGAATATACCCATTAATGCCATCATCAAGAAGAAGTTCAACAATTTGCATTCTTCTTTCGCCAAGGAACTGAGTATCCTCAGTCATCAAGAAGTATTTTCTATATCGAGTTCCAGCAAGAGGGAATGTATCGATTACAGAATATCTTGTTGCTCTTGGAGTATTATTAAATTCACCTGAAAAATTATCGATACTTAATACTCTATTTCCAACTGACTCTTCGTAATCTGTCAGTGCAATAGTACTTGTTAGGATCTCGTCAGAGAAAAATGATCCAGATATAAATTTGTTTGTCTCAGAAACTAGATCAAAATCATATCTGCAATAAGTTTCTACCTCTGAAATGAGATCAAGTAACAACTCTATGTTACTTGAAGAAATGCCAACGGATTTGAATGTTTCATCACGGGATTCAATTTGTAGATCTGAGAATTTTTTGAATCCAATAGTGTGATCCATAGACGACACAATATCATTCCAAGTGTCATACGCAATTTTTGATTTTAATGAGTATGAAAAATATTGATAATAATCACTGTCAATCAATCTTTGCTCATTAGTACTTGGTTTGCCAGTGTCTTTTTCCCATCCCTTTATGACAAGTGGAGCAGCTTCAATATCGTACAGAGAATCTACATTGATCTTATCAGAAACTTTTGCAATGGTCCCAGAACCAAGACCTTTAATATCATCACCAGTTAAAATTTCTTTATTGCAGTTGATTTTTAAGATCTTGTTCGCGTTATCCCAAGTAGAAACCTTTCCATATTTTTGCTCATTTATATTTGTTATAACAACTTCTTCACCAATAGAAAAATCATTTTTCTTGAGAACTGGATTGAAAACTGGAAAATCCTCAAATGGAATGACCCTACCAGAAGATCTAACAGTTGAATATGTTCCTGGATTAGAAACATTTGCATCAAGTTTATAAGTAACCGATCCAATACCACCAATATTTGCGTCAATGTTAGTAATTTCAAAGAACTTGTAGTTATAGTCTACTGAGTTATATCCAGATCCAGTAGATGCTATTCCAACACCTTCAACAAAAATTTTGTTCCCAACAGAAAATGGAAATGATCCTACTGTTGAAAATCCAACATTCAATTGAAGTGTTACTTCTTTTGTAATAGTATTAAAACCAACTGTATTAATTCCGACACCATTTGAGTTGTTGATCGTAATAATCGATGGATTAGTGTCAGAGAGATTTTTTGCGTTTTCTTTTATGTTTACCTTTGATACAGATCCATTTCTTACTTCTGCTTGAAGAATGACATTTTCAATCTTTTTATTTGTTATGGTGTCAATAACTACAAGATTTGGGGCAATATTGTATCCATTACCACCAGAAGTAATCCCAATACTTTCAAAAGAACTTAATTCCTCAACACGCAAAATTTCTGGTGTATTTGCAATAACTTTTAAAGTTGGATCAAAAGAGTAGTTATAACCATTATTTTTTGTTCTAGTTCTACTGATAGAACCCATAGTTCCATTCAATCTAATCAAAGCATTGGAACCAGTGGTTGATGCAATAGAGGTAATCCCTGGAAGATTTTCGTAATTTACATTACTATTTTTTATATTGATTGAATCAATAGGTCCAGTTGCATTTTCTGATTTATGAGTGTAATAAAACTCTCCATCAGAAGATGTATATGATGTTGATTCTGGTTTTTCTGTAAGATTAAATTTGAATATCGTCGTACCGATACCAGTTGGATATTCATCCACTTGATATGAACTGTTGATAACTCCGATATTGTTAGCAGAGTCTTGCTCAGTATCAATCAATATTTCAGTTTTTGATGTTGGTGCAATATCAACATTAATAGGTGTAAACTTATAATACAAGTTGTTCGGAACGAGAGAATTAGTTCTCAAACTAATGACAGCTGGATCTGTAACTCCAATCGTTCCTATCCCACTTACTTCAAAATTTCTTGATAGTCCAGTAGTTTTAAACTCATTTCTAAAATATGGGTCAGTATAGAAGTTCAACTTAAAAGCTGAAAATGTTGATCCAGAGGAAGTAACTGATAGAGATGTATCCGTAACAGCAAAAGATACTGTATTACCTCTTACAACTTCAATTTTTGGATTTATTTTTGAGATAAAGTGTTCTCCAGATCCAGTGCCACCAATAGAGATTGGTGTTGGATTTGGTCCAAGCGAATCAACTTTGTTTGCTGCTAGTTTAATATTATTTGAATCAATTTCAATGGCATAATACATCCTTTGATCGGTTAAACCAGTTGGAGCAGATCCTCCTGTTGTATAAACAATCTTATCACCACTTATCAAATCATGATTCTGAATATTAATCGTGTCAGTGGATGTTGTGATTGCAGATGGTTCAAACTTCTTTCTATCAAATACGATTCTTCTGTTATAATCATTAAATTGAACAAACACGGTTTGCGTGTTATTTGGAAGTGGGACAAGTCTGATATTATCTTGGAAACTTAGTCCATGAGGTTCTTCTGTGGTCAGAGTTGCTTCATATACATTTACATCAGCAGTAATTGGTCTATTTACTTTTTTAAAGCTATGTGTTACACCAGAACCAACAGATGTAAATGAAAGTTGGATTGCTGTTGATCCTAAACCAACAAAAGAACCTGTAGATCCTAACCCAACCTTAGTTGTTGAAATACCAAGAAGATCAGTAGAGTTTTTAATTGCATATACAGTTAACTGATCAGAGAGTACAAAAGTTCCAATACCGTCAGATACTTCAATCGAAGTTCCTCCACCATTAGAATAAATCAACTCATCACCAGTATTAAATGAGTGATTAGGAATTAAAATAGTATTGATTGGTATGATCTTACTTGTATAAGCAGTTCCTGGTTGATAGTTAGTATTTTCTTGAAGGTGTGGAGGAGCAATATTATTAATCTTATGATATGAAATCGTAGTTCCAACACCAACAACAGCGGTGGTTCCAAGTCCAACTACTTCTGATGGATCAAAATATCTCTGGAAAGTTGGTGGATTACCAATATACGTATTAAATCCAACTCTGAAACTAAAGGTGCTTTGAAATTCAATGGCAATTGTTCCCGCAGAATAAGCAGTTCCGACAGTTCCGTTGTGATTTCTTTGAACTCTCATTACAGAGTTAAGAGGATCAACATTCAAAACTTTCAATTGCTCAAGGTTTTCAGCAGAAACTCCAATACCAATGATTGTATTTTCTCTTACATAAAGAGGATCATATGGACCAGAAAGTGCGATGTTGGTTGTTAATCCAGTATTTGCTGGTGTATCCAAATACTGCTCTAAAGTCCAAATTCTTTGAGGATTGAAAATATTTTTAGTGCCATTTAAGTTGGCATATGATTGCGTGGATAATCCAGAAACAACTACTCTGTTCTTATTTTCAAAATTGTGTGGAGAGGTGCAATATCCAATAGCAAGACCACCACCAACAAATAATTCTGCATTCTCAGATGTTATCGTCGATGAAGCTATTGAAACTATTTCTTTACCTCTAATTCTACCTACACTTATTCTAGATTGTCTTCCATATTTTGGTTGACCATCCAAATACACAATATCGCCACTCTTATAACTGGTTCCAGCAGAAACAATATCAAAATCAGTAATCTCGCCTCTTCTTGTAGATTCAATTACAGAAATCTGCCGTTCATCTTTTAAAGAACTATTGATGTATTCATTAAACCCATAAACATCACTTGTTTTTGATGTCTTAGTATTTCTGATCAACGTCGCATAATCATAATCAATTTGATTGATCTGTCTATTATAGTTAAAAGTATCTGGTTTTGATTTAAAAGTATCTCCGATTACATATGGGAACTGTGGCCTCTTATAGTTTTTAAAACTACCATCACTATCAACTTGCCCAGGATTTATTGTGGTAAAATATGCATAAACACCATCTGGATAATCTGGGGTCTTTGTAAATCTTCCATTATGTTCATCAAGATCTCCATTGTCAGTAAATGAATAGTCCTCAACAAAAAATCCATTTGAAAAACCTGGTGGTCTATCTGGACTCGGATTTAACTCATATCCAGATTCCATTGCCTTAATAGGACCACCTTCAATATTGTTATAAGCATATGGACCATAAATCGGATGTCCATCAAAGGACCATCCAATGATTGGTGAGTGATTTTTTGAATCTACTTCAAGACCATTTTGTTTGATCAAATCAAAAGTGTCTACACCATAATTTGGATTTCCACTCTCATTTCTACTATAAATGATCTCTCTAAGCGCCCTGGGAGCACTTAGAGACGAATAAGAACCCTTTGAGTATTGATTTGTACTTTTAGACAAAATACCATCATCTACACTCAATTTTCTTCTCTTTTTCTCAAATTCGTTTACATTCCATCTTCTAATCGAAACTCTTGCTTTTGCTCCAATTCCCGTTGGAATAACCTCGACAAAAGTTGTGCTGGTTGTAAATCCAGATCCACCATTATTTACTTTAACTGAAGTTATAGATCCATTTGTTATAACAGGAGTTAAACTTGCATCTTTACCAGATCCAGATATTTTTAAAGTTGGAGATGAGTTGTAACCATATCCACCATTTAGAACAAAGACTTCTGATATCCTACCACCCTGAATAATAGGTTTGAGTTGTGCAGAACTTCCATTCTCAAATGTTATTAAAGATTGACGCTCAAAATTTAAAATATCAGAACATCCATATCCAATACCACCTTTTTCCAGATTAATCTTATAAATGCTTCCTCTAAAGTTCGGTTTAACCGTTGACTGGAAGGCAATATTGTTAGTGGTTCCAATACCAATATTGCCAGAAATATTAACTGCTATTTGTGGATAGTTAAAGATGTGAGTTCCACCAGTTCCAACACTTTGTAGATCAACAAATATTTTGTTATCAAAGTTATAATAAGATGCTGTTGTGCCAATACCGGCGGATGATAACTTAAAGGATCCATCATCAACTTTGGTAACCAAATAGTTCTGGTCAGTTGTTAACCCACTGATTTGAGATCCTTCATATTGATATTTGATGATTTCTCCTGTGGAAAACCCATGATCAATAAAATTAATCTGATCTTTACTTGTATTAATACCAGAAGAGGACACTCTAATTTGATTATTTGAATATCCAGATCCACCAGACTCTACTGATATTGATGAAAGTATGTTTTTCTTTTTAACCGAAGTGAAATATTGATTACCTGATCCAAATGTAGTAATATTAATCGTACCAACTCCTGCCAAAGCAGATTTTTGATCACTGTGCAAAGTAATCTCAGTAAGAGATTTGGCATTTACATAATAGATGGAGTTATTTGAAAGATATGCATCTCTTATTTGAGATCCAACTGTACTACCAATACCAATAGGTGTTTGTGAATTTGAGTTATAAACAACTCCATCACCATCTCTAAGGCGATGATATGTGCTGAATCCAATTACATTTGTAGATGTGGAAATATAACTTGCTCCTGCACTCACATCAGTAAAAACTACCGTGTTTTCTGATCTAAGATTTGCTTTTGCCTTTGCACCTTTTCCATTTCCACCAGATATAGTGATTATTGGTTCAGAAATAAAATCATATCCACTATCAATAACCTCAATAGAATCCAGAGAACCACGCACAGAAGCAGTTGCTGTTGCACCAGTTCCAACAGAATCTGAGATTATAATATTCGGTGGATTAATAATATCGTAATTTGATCCACCAGATAAAACTTTTACACCAGTTAAGTTGCCATAATAACAGTAATCATTTGATTTATAACTTAAAATATCAACACCATTAATAAAAACTCCAACATTTCCAGGATTCGTTTTTACTTTATTTTCTGGAGTTTCAATGAAAACTGGAATTTTTCTAACTCCATATGAAGAATCTAGTTGATATTCATAAGAGTTAATCGGATATATTACTTGATTACTTGCAATGCCGCTAACATTAACAAAGGTATTATTAAAAATATCTGCTTTGGATTCGGATAATTTAAAATTACTTGGATCGACTCTCTTCACGAAATATCTACCCTCAGTCAAATCTCCAAGATTTCTGACTGTGGTAATGGCAACCGGTTCTCCATATCCAGTTAATAACTCTACAAATTTGTCTGGTTGATAATAAACCTCATCACCAGTGTAAAGACCATGATCTGGATAGTTAATGGTATCTCCACTTACAATGTAAGGTGAGGTTGCACTATTTCCATTATCCGTAAGGACAATATTTTCACTTTTAACATTAATTGGATTCTGATATGATGGTAAAGAGTGTGACGCAAAATAAACAGAGTCGTTCTCATCATAAAAAGATTTAATGACATTAGATGGCAAATAGTTTACACCATCATTTTGAGAACTTACCTTTCTGATAAGTCTTCGTACATCTCCACCAAGTTGCGGATCAAATCCAGATAAACCAGAAACATCAAAAATAAAATCGGAGATAATATTATTGACCACACCACTTGTTTCTAATCCTCTTGTTGTTATAACTTGAATAGAATCTCCAATTTGAAATCCATGAGGTTCAAAACTTTCAATCTGATAAAGGGAGATAATATTTGGGTTTTGTCCAAGTTGATTTTGATTTAAAATACGTGATGTTTTGATTTTAAATCTACACGTCTCATTATGAATCAAAGAGTCCATAACTTTGTTGGACTTTGCATAACCAAGAGATTGGTTTTTGATTACATCGCCAGGAGTAAAATATGGTGTATCAATATCTGTTGCCTTTATTCTGTATCTACCAAGAGAACCTTTGATTTTGAATTCATATTCTGTATCATCATCGAGAATTACATATGAACTCGTATTTTCAAATACCTCTTGCTGATCAATGATAGTATCTGTAACACCATCAATATCTAAAAACTGAGTTATATTTTTAGAGGAATATGTTACAATACCAGACTCTCCGGATTGATATCTTACCAAAAGTTCCCCAGTTTTAGGAAACCCAATTGTCGACTCAACATCAAAAAATGTAGATCCAGAACCAATGTTTCCAACTATTTTGGTTTGTTTGTCTATCCTAAAATCCCCGTAAACAGATCCAAATGTACTTGTATCTTTATTTTCGGCAAAATCAATATCAATCAGATAAAAAGTTTTATCTTCTCTAAAAATTCTTTCAATATCTACAATAGAGCCATATGATGTAATATTACCATTTCCATCTCTTTGATAAAGGGTTTTTGCAATAAGACCAGACAAATATTTCTGTGATATATCAACTTGATTTGGAAGAGGTTCTGCACACAATCTAACAACTCTTCTATAAGAAGCATCAGATGGAATGAACAGATTATCTTGCGGTTTTAAAACTTCAACCTCATCATTGTATAAAGCTCTAAAAAGAATCTCAAAAGAATCTGGTGTTCCCTTTGATTTGTAAAAATCTACTGCTTGTTTTATAAAATTAGATGATTTTAAACCTTTATATAAATCTACTTCTTCAAGACCAGGTAAAAACTGTGCTTTGATTTTTTTGAAAAACTCTTTTAAAAATAAAGATGAAAGATTAAGTACCTGATCATCTTCAAAATGTTCACTTGCATTTGTATCTTCAAAGATTAGTTCATCGGGACCATTATTGCTATGATAACTGGTAATACCACTAAAACCTCTGATACATCCAGTAAAAGATGTATTTGTTTTTCCAGTATATGAAATAATCTCATTATTGATCTTTAAAAGTCCATATTGATCTGGCCAACCAGAAGTATCGCCAACATTAATTGTCGTATCATTAAAACTGACATTAGAAGTTGCAGTTGTAAACCCAATGATTGAGGTGTAAGTTCCTACCTTAACATATTGATCAATGTTTTCCAGAATATTTACTGGACCACCTTGATATTCTTGTGACTTATAATATGTTTTGAGAAATTCACCAGCCCCTTGGAGTTCGGAACCAAGGAAAATAGGAAGTTGATTTTCAACAACCGACTGGATTTTGACTCTTTTTTCTAACATTATCGCGTAATTTTACCGTTGGAGAAACTAGAAGAAACAGTGTACCTAGATCCAGATACATCAGCGCCAGAGGATATGGTGTCTGAAATGACACTTATGTTGCTCTTACTTATATCTAGTTGCAAAAATAAATCCTGTAATCCGATAACATCATTTGAATATGGAACTGCCTGAACCTCAATGATTGGGAAATCAGATTCAAATTTTGATGTACCAATGATCTTAATTGGATTTAAAAGTATCTCTCCTCGCTCATAATCAACTGTTCCGACATTTCTTTTTAAAACTTGCATTTCAGTTTCAGAAAGAGATCTTATAAGATTAATAACACCGGTTTTCATATTTGCATTTGGGACATCTGAAAAGAATACCTCTCCAGAATAACCCTCTACATAAAATCCACTAGTTTTAATATTCACACCATCACCAATGTAAAATCTATTACCAAAACAAAGTTCATAATCTGCAAAAGAGTTAGTAACTGGCCTTAAATCTCTTCTCATCACAATACTTGTAATATTTGATGTAATTGAGGAATCACAATCATCAATAACTCTTAAAAGTTTGCTATATTTCAATCTTGCACCATAACTATTCAGTTCAGTTGTTTTTGAATAAGTTTCGAGACATTCAGTTACCTTAGTCTTGAGTGATGATGCTGATGGGAACTGATTTGAGTTATAATATACATTTGAAGTGAGTTCAACATAAAGATATTTCAAGTCTATGATCTGAGGTACGATTCCAGCAACTGTGTATCTTTTTAATTTTGAAATAATATCGGATTTTACAAAGTTTGAAAGATATGCACCATTTTTTGGTTTGATTGCAATAAAAACTCTTCCATATTGTGGTGGATTAAGTTCTTCGCCACCAAAAGCAGATACAGATTCAGATTCTGGAAAAACTTGTTTCGTCAAAACTTCATAATCCTGAGATGTAACTGCTCTATTCTGCGATGCATACTTTAATGGAGCATATTTTCTTACAGAATCAACACTTTCAATATTACCACCACCCGTGGATGGATTAGTTAACGAAATTGCTGAAACACCAGTTGTTACAACACGATCATCATTGTCTACAAGTCTTCCTGCAAATGAAAAGTTTCTGACACCATTTGCATCTGGACCATTTGTGATAATATAAGTTGCTGTAACGACATTTCCGTTTTCTAAACGATTACCAAAAACTCCATCTCCAAAAAGAAGTTCATATTTTTCATCTGCTGCTTCTTGTAACAGATAGATTTTTGAAGTTCCTGTTACATCGATGACACTTTGAGTTAATTCATACTTAACTGAGGAAAGATCAAACTCACTCTCTTTAACTTGAACAACTAATGTTGAAGTATCAGTATTTGCATTTGGAATAACAAATCTTTGATCAATATTTGACGTATCTACTGTAAATGTCTTTGATAAAAATGTTCCCTCATAAATCTCAATATCATTAAAGAATGCTGCGTCATTTACAACAGGAACAGTGATATTTTCTGGGATGCAGAACGTATAGTTAGATCCTCCAAAACTGTCTGAGACTGCTACCAGACCCGCTCTAAGGGTCATTGTCGTTGGGTTAGTAGTCAGAGTACTGGTGTCAACAAAAAAACTTACCGTTGCTTTTGATGCTTTTTTAGATGATGGTAAATATCCAATATTTCGTGCAAGAGATACCACATTCTCTCTTAATGTGGCACTATCAATAAACACTTCATTTGCCACCATGTTGGCATTATATGAAGTGATATACGTATTATATGCTAAGATGTCAATTAGAACTGATAGGTTTGATCCTTCAAAATCAAAATCCGTGAAATTAGAATTTGAACGCAGATAGTCTTTTATCTGCGTCTTGATCTGATCAAAATCTAAATTGGAGAACTTTGTAAGTGGCATTATCTTGTTGATTGAAGAACAAACTCTAATACTTTGGGAGTTCTAGGTTGACCAACAATAAAATACGAAATTAAGACGTTATATCCATTATTATCATACTCAGGAGTGACTTCAACTGTATTAATTTCAACTCTTGGTTCAAAATTTTTAATCGTAAGTTCAATATCTTTTCTGATAATGGTTGCAGTACCAAAATCAAGCAATTCAAAGAGGCTTCTTGATACCCTAGAACCCAAATTTGGTTGAAATGGCCTCTCTCCTAATGATGTTAATACTAAATTTCGTATAGAACGCGAAATTGCAGTCTCATTGGACAGCGTGATCACATCATTTGTGATCGGATGCTTCTGAAAAGACAAAGAAATGTCTTTAAATGCCCGTGAGATCGGCTGCGGCACTAGTTATGACTAAAACTTCTGTGTTATTTAGACAGAATTTTGAAGAAATACCGTATGGACTGTAACCATGACTAAAATGTGAAGGTCCAAATTCAAAAATCGGTGCTTCTAATGCCAGAATTTCCTCTTTCGTCACCAGTTTCCCAGAAATATTCATCGGAATCACCCAATCTACCCCATCTGACTCCATTTTCAACCTGATAATACCGTGTAGAGACCTTGAAATCGGGTGTAAGAGGCGTTTCGGGAGTGATTGATAAGTCATAAATTCTCATTCTATTGTTTGGATACAGTGCAAATTGCCCATTTTCAAGTTCAATACAGTTATGTGACTTGTGTTCATCGGGAATTTCACTGACATTACAGTTTGTTGTATCAATATCAGGGTGAAAGTTATCCAAAGTGAACAAATATTCGCCTTTGATATTACCAAAGTTACGTGTTCGAAGTTCAAAATCCATTGATCCAATGAATTGTTTTTCAATACATCGAACTCCATAATCCATACAGTTCCAAAATTGTAGATTTGGTAAATCTAAATCAGGATCTGGTGTCTCTGGACGCGAGAGAAACGCGCTAATGGGTAGTTTATCATACATGGCACCATACTTAGGCAAATAAGTCTCAAAATAAAAAGCGCGTCCAGGTATGGACTTTGCCGATACCCAGACGCCCTCTACAAATTCCCCATAGCCGTCTTGTAAATCTCTCAAATATTCTTTACGAACCCACACTTTTTGTGGTGGAAGATTGACGACTAATTGACTCATCCTTTACCTTGTCCGCGATATTTCTTACGAGCAGAGTTACGAGAGCTCGCAGCATATTTAGTATTTTGTCCATCACCTTGACGAGTCTTTTTTGGATGAGACTCAATCATGGCTTTACCAGTGAGTGAAGATTTAAGTTTTGCCATAATCAGATAATACGAGTTTTTTCATGTCCAACGCGAATCCGAGGATCCACCCAAATATCAAATCCAGCAGCAATTGCATCGAGACAGAATGAAACATCCTCTCCACACATATCTTGAACCTCACCAGATTCAAACTGCTGCATCTTTGGAGCAAACCATGGATACTTCATCTCAGTATGCTCAAAGACTCCATGTTTAATCAACACCCATCCAAAACCAATATAATCAACTGTGAAAGGTTTGCGACGTTTTGAGATGGATTCCAGAGTTTCATGATTCATCACACCGCCGTTCTTACGGAAGTCACCTTCCTCCAACCAGTGAGCACAGGAAGTTGTCTTCCCATCTTCGGTACAATACCATCCAGATACAATCTCCTTCTCTGCACCATCCTCTGCAATCGCAAGATCACACAGTTGCCAGAACTTATTCGTGTCAAATACAATGTCACTATCAATCCACAACTGATAGTCATATTGCAGTTTACCATCCCAGGGAATCTGATCAGGTCCACGAAGTACATTTGCACCAAGACACTTACAACGTGCAAAGTTAACCATGGATGAGTAATCTTGTGAAATCTGAATACTCATTCCATTCTGAACCATGTCAAAACAAAGTTGAACAAAGTTCTTTAAAAATGTATATGAAACACCACGCCCAGGTAGACAGAACACAATGCTCTTTCCACGCATCCGTTGCTTAATTGCTTCAATATCAAACTCCTCTTTCCTTTGTGCAGGAGGAGTTTTTGCTTTTACAGTAAATCCTTTTGACATAAGTTTGAATGACCTACAAATCAATTCTAAGTGATTATTTAGAGTTTGTCAATATGACCCCTCTATATTGTTGAGCTCAACTTGTTCATATGAAAGATCCTCAACTTTATATTCAGTCTTCATGAGACCTACCATACCCTTTAACGTTTCCCATTTATTTGTAAAATCTTCCTGTTGAAGATTATGAAATAAACATTTATCCTTTGCGTAAATGTGAAACCTATACTCTTTGGTAATCATCTTTCAATCTCACAATGTCCTCTTCGTTACATTGAGATCCAAGTTGAACCTCAATTATAGTTATACCATTTTCACCTCCCTTTAACCTATGATGTTCCTTTACATCAATCTTGAAATGACTATGAGGTGATGCATGATAACAGTTATCCCCAATAGTAACATAACCATCACCCTCGACCACAGTCCAATACTCTGATCGATGATAATGGTATTGTAAACTTAATTGTTGATCAGGATTTACAACAATCCTCTTGACCTTATACGTAGACTCCTCTAAAAGATTCTCATAATAACCCCATGGGCGCTCAAATTTCTCCGGAGATTTTTTTTCCATAAGTCCAACCTATGAGGCATTTTTATATACCTCAGAATTTTTTTGAGACTTCGATATTTATCTCGCTTTTTGGGTTCGTTGTAGGTTAGGGTAGTTATCGTTTTTTATAACGCTTATCGCCGCCACAAAACCATCAACAACCGCCGCAATCACTGCCAATAAGTCACAGCAACTGTCCTACACCTATTCTATCATA